AGGGGTAGTAATAGTTTCTTCTACAACTTTTGTATCTTCTTTTGGAGTCATACCAGATACAATTTTAAAATTATCTATTTTAGGTGCTTCACTTGTAATTAAACCTGATATATTTAAAAGGTCTTGATAATTCGCAAAAGGATTATATGTTTCTTTTAATGCATCAAAAGCCTGTTGAGTATTTGGGTTTATAGCATCTCCCATAGATGCAGAAACAGAGTCTATCCAAGACGCATCTTGTACACCAAAAGTTTTTAGTGTATTAGACATTTGTTCTGCATTACCAGACAAACCTCTTAAAATTGTACCGTTGTTACCTACAACATATAAACTGGGTGGTAGCAGTACAGGATTACCATCTGTATCTATAACGGTATTACCTGCTTCATCTGTTTGATAACCACCTGCCTGATAAGCTACAGTTGTACCACCGTACATTTGTGATGTAGCAATTTGTGTAGCTGCAACAAATTTATCTGCATCTATTTCTCCTGTAACAGGATCGGTAGCTGCATTAGTAATAGCAACAAAATCACGTGTGTCTGTATTAGAACCAACAGAACCATATATAAGATCAGATGCTTGTTTTGAAATATCTTGCCAATTAGAATTAGGGTCAGCATAAAGTTCTTCTACAGTTTTACCTGCAATCATTTCCATCATTTCACGCATGTTAGGCTTACGTGGATTAGCAGGATCATAACTGTAGTCAGGGTCTACCCATGCAGGTATATTATCTGTTGTATTTTCTTCTGCCATAATCTATTCCTTATTTACCCATTGTCATCCACACTGCACCTGCAATAAAAGTTAGCAGTGCGACAGTGGTTAATTTAACTACAGTTGACCAGAACGATTTACGTGTGTCACGCCATGCCTCTAGTAAACTTCTCATTTCTATAATATCTTTTTGTGCGTCATCATCAAGTAATCCAATAGAACGTAATGCTTCTTTAGCTCCACGCCTAGCTGCGTTGTCTAGCATGTCTTCTAACTGTTCTACTGTAAGTGTAATGTCGTTCATTGATTAGCCTATGCGATTGCGTAGAAAATCCATTCTCCACCACTTTCATTAAGACCGTTTCCAGTGACTTCAAAACCAGAACTATTTGGATTGATACCCCAGTTTATAGTGCTTTCAGCGGCAGTAGTATTAAGAGCAAGTTTTGCATCGTTGCCAGATGTGATCCCTCGTTCTGTATCAAAAACCTGCCAGTCATAACCAGAAGCATTGTATCTTTTTAAAAGAACAAACCTAGCACCTGCACTAAAACCACAGTCGATAACTTGAGTGTTTGTTCCACCTGTCCCAGTATAGCTTCCCACCTTGGATACACCTGCTACGGTAGCGAAAAGGTAGGCTATGAAGTCTCTACCTGATTGATTTATGCCATTGTACGTACCAAGTGAAAAAACACTGTTTGTCGGCATTGTGCTATTCCACAGCAGAGCACCGTTACCTGTGCTTTCTGCACCATTTGTATTTAAATTTAAAGAGTCATCAGCAGGAGTTGATAAGTCTTTGTGAAAAACCCACCAATCACTAGAAGCTAACCCTGTTTCTCTTGGCTTCACCCACATCATCTCAGGCGCTGCACCAAGATTATGGTTTACAGTTCTTGCGCTTCCTGTGCCTGTGTAAGCAACCACATCGAAATACGAGGGTGCACGTTTCCATGAGTGCATTATGTATGTTTCAGATGATTGATTTAATGTATTTTCAAAACCAGTTTCATGTACACCATCCATTTTATCAAAGTCATATGCCAGAATAATTTCACTTGCTGATGAAGAGGTGTTTATGCCTTTACCAGTTAAACGACTTCCTATATTAGGATAATTATAACTAGAACTTGAACGACACATTTGAAGCAACATATCAGAAACAGCACTTCCAACTGTAAATTCTCTGGTGCTAGCACCATTTCCAGTATAAGCTAAACTACCAAACACATCAGTCGCACTGGTAGGCTCTGCGAGTGGGCCACGTCTGATTGCCATGTATATTATGTCATAACCTGATGCATAAGCTAATTCAGAACCTGCTGTTACAGTAAAACCAGTTGGCGTGAGCGCAACGCCAGTAGTGCTACTTTCCGCATTTGTATTATTTGGAAATAATCTTTCTGAATTACCACCAGTGGCTATACCACGCATATTATCAAGAATGTACCAAGAAGCTGACGCATTTGGCTTTAACAAAAGCCATTGAGGTTCAAATCCTAAATTAACATCTATATCAGTACCGCCAGAACTTTGACCTGCATAACTCCCACACTTAATAACATCTTGGTCAGCATCAGGGCCAAACTCTCCGTCACCATCGTTGTGTGCGAATAAATAGGCTACGTAACTCGAACCGTTTTCATTATGATAAGTTATGTTATCTGGGCCACCTAATTGAAACTGTGTGCTTGTAAAACCAGAGGTTTGACCAAATACTCCACCATTACTACCACCACTGTAAACTGCTTCAGTTGTATTTAAAAATACAGACTGATAATCGCTAAAAGTTCTATGCCAATTTATCCAACCTGCTGCTGAACCACCACTTACTTTTTTTACAATAACATGACCTACAGTAGTTCCTAAATTATGACTTATATTTCTATAATTAGTTCCATCCCCAGTATATGTCACAACATCAAAAAATTTAGGGGCTTTGCGCCATGTCCAAGAGGCGTAGTCTCTGCCGCTTGTGTTACTGGAACCATCTGTTCCAACAGTAAAACCGTTTGAAGTAAATGCTGATATTTGGGTGCTATCACAATATTGAGCGTTTGTTGCATTTGATTTTAGTAAACATGTAACGCCTCTAGCACTATCGTGTAACGAGTGATTATGCGCCCCTCTCGATTTAGTCCAAACCAAGCCACCTTCTGTTAAATCAATACCATTTTGTATAGTGTGCGCAGAACCTGTCCCAGTATACAAATAAGTGCTGAACACCTCGTCTATATCTAAACCTGCACCACCTGCACCTGCAGTAGCTCTTTGCATCATTCTTGCAATATTGCTCATTCGTTATTATCCTGCCGCATCAATTGCTAAAGCACCATACCAGTTAGTGCCACCGTCTACTGTAATAAATACAAGTACGTCAGTCTCACCTGATGCAGGAGCATCTGGGGCTGTACCACCTGCAAAGTCTACACTAGCAGGGTATGTTATAGTGTGTGATCCACCTGATGTTAGTTTAAGTGTAAAGCCATAAGCTGTACCTGAAGCAGGTGGGTTACTAAATGTAAACGTTGTATTTTGTCCTGTAGTTAAAGCAAATACGTTTCCTGTTTCACAGTCAATGGTAACACTAGAAGCAGCAGATAAACTTACATATGTTTCGTTATATGATTTAGCTTTTAGTTCTTCTAATAAAGTTATATCACCATTTGCATCTGCAGTAACTACTTTACTAGCTTGTGATGTGCCTAGAGTTGTAATGTCATTATAGTTAAGTTCTGCTGTAGTAGCTGTAACCCCATCCATAATATTAAGTTCTGATGCTGTAGCAGTTACACTTAAATCTGACAAAGAAGCAACTTTTGTTGTTACAGAGTTTATATCAGATGCACTAACAGTTACACCGTCCATCTTGTTTAGCTCTGCAGCCGTAGCTGTTACTGCTACACCACCTATCTGTAAGGCTGTAGAGGCATTGACAGTAGGGGCAGTAGCAGTGCCAGTAAACGTTGGGCTTGCTATAGGAGCTTTAGCATCCATCTGTGTTTGCACATTAGATGTAACACCGTCTACATGATTAAGTTCTGCAGTGGTAGCAGTGACACCATCAAGTAAGTTCAACTCTGCTGCAGTTGCAGTTACTCCATCTAGTATGTTTAGTTCTGATGCTGTAGACGTAACACCTGTCAATTCAGCAGGAGCAACTGCACCGTCAGCTAATATATTTCCAGTAGCAACTAAATCTGCTAAATCTCTAGGTTTACCCATGTTGTTTATCCTCTATTTATTACGGCTTTGTAGGCCAGTCAACATCTTCCAAGTTAGGCCAGTTGCTATGATCAGGTAGATCACGTAGTGCCTGTCTGTATGTTGTCATTTCGCTAGACATTGTAACATCTGACAGTGCATAGAAGTCTGTCTCTGCGAGTTTAGCATTTCGTGTGGCTCTATTTGTAGTTGCAGTATTAGCATCTAGTGTAGCTTGATACGCTGCTTCGTGTTCTGCTTTGGTAGTAGTTACTCCATCCTCAGTAGTATCAGCAAACATATCTCTAGCTACATACTTCTCAACCCAGTTGCCATTGCTGTCTTGCTCGACACCATCACGTACACTTGTCTGGTATGCTGTTGTTGTAGCCGCAGGGCTTGCTAACACTGGGTCTAGATTCATAGCGTCACAGACATTGCTGTTCCACACTTTTGGAAGAGACATATTTGGAAAGGCTGCTCTCCATTGCCCTTGGCTTTTAACTTCGCCTGTTGTTCTGTTTCTGTATTCTGACATTAGTTGATACTCCTTTCGTCAGTTGATTGTTATCTTGATCACTCTATGCGATTGCGTAGAAGACGTAGTCTGCGCCTGATAAGTTAACACTAGTATTTGCTGCTATAAATCCAGATGAGGTAGGGTCTATCCAATCTGCAGTAACTCCTTCGGTTGTTCCATTTAAATAAAAAGCTTTTTCATTTCCAGAAGCTATTCCTCTAGCTGTATCGAAAGTATACCATTCACTATTACCATCAACTCTTTTTATTACAACAAACCTTGCTCCACTACTAAAACCACAGTCTATCGTTTGTGTGCTTCCATTTCCAGTGTAGCTTCCTACTTTAGACACACCTGCAGTACTCGCAAAAAGATAGGCTACAAATTGCTCACCACTTTTATTAACCTGAGTGGCTGTGCCTAAATGAAATGTATCTGCATTTGGGCCTCCTGGATAATTACCACCATTAAAAAATGTGTTATCAGTACCTACTGAACCATTACTATTTAAGGATAAATACTTAGTACCAGGACTCGATGAATCTAAATCTTTATGGTAGACCATCCAACCTGCGGTATCAGTAAAACATTTTACCCACATCATTTCAGGAGTTGCATCTAAACTGTGAGCTATTTCTCTGTTTGATCCATTTCCTGCATAAGGTACAACATCACAAAAACTTGGAGCAGCCGCCCAATTATAGCCAATATGACTACTGCCAACACTTCCTCCGTCTTGGTAAAATCCAGTGTTATCCCAAACCCAATAAGGCTGACCTGAGTCTGACTTTGAATTAGTTCCGTTTGTTTTAAGTATACCCACATCAACTTGTGTTCCAGGCAAAGCACGACCCATCTCACGACCTCTGTCAATCACTCTCCAGTCACCAGATGAAGCTGTTGTTCTGCTAAGAAATAAGTCTGACTTAAATCCTGTGGTGTATTTTGTACCTTCAGATGAAGACATTGATCTCACATCAAACACATCGGTTGAAGCTGATGGGGGATTTAATGAACCTTTGCGTATTGCCACGTAAATGTAATTTGGGTTTGATTCGCTTGTGTATGATCTATTGGTTGATTGAATATCTCCAAGTAGAGTAAAACCGTCACTTTCGAATTTTATAAAATTAAAGCCACTTTCTTCTACTTGAGCGTTCCAGAATAAATTATAGTCATCACCATCATATTCTACACCTCTTAAATCATCAACAACACGCCAACCTGCCGCACTATTAGCGCCAAGTCCTTTAACCATTACAAGCTGTGGTCTAAAACCAAGTGTTATTTTTTGATCACTATTACTACCATAGTAACCACCGCACTTAATTATATCTTGATCACCATTAGGACCAAACTCACCATCGTTATTGTTATGTGCGAATAGATAGGCTATATAAGATGCTCCACTACCATTATAAAAGTTTTTGTTAGCATTACTGCCAAGCGTAAAATGAGCACTTGTTTGTTGTGCATTTGTGCCAAACATAGTGTTAGACCCAGGATCAGTGGCAGAATCTGAACTATTTAGAGTTAGATACTCTCCATCAGATAAACTTCTATGATATGTTACCCATGAATAACCGCTGTCATTATATCTTTTAACAATAATCATACCTGGAGATGATCCAAGGTTATGGCTTACCTGTCTTGCGTCTGTTCCATCTCCAGTATACGTAACTATATCAAAAAATTTAGGCTGCTCTCTAAAGGTCCAAGAAATAAAATCGTTACCATTAGAGTTACTTGAAGATGAATTGCCTAACGTAAAACCATTTGAGTTAAAGGTGACATTCATTCCACCGCCATTACCTGCTGTGCCATGAGAGCCTAACTCAACACTTCCACCTCTTGCTGTATCAAATAATCTATGGGAATCAGATATATCTCTAGTTTTAGTCCAAACTAGACCACCTTCGCCACTAAGGTCAATGTTGTTAGTAATTGTTTGTGAGGAGCCGTTTCCCTCATACGTAGTTGCGCTAAACACCTCATTTACATCAAGACCTGCGCCACCTGCACCAGAAGCTGCTGCGGCTACTATTTTGGAAGCTGTCATATTATTATCCCATTGCTTGTCCTAGTGTGAACCCATAATATGTAGTTCCACCATCTACTGTAAGAAATGCAAATACATCAACACCTGCGTTTGTTGTAGTTAAAGTAGGTGCAGTTGCTGCAGCCCAATCTACACTTGTAGGCCATGTTATTGTTCTTGCTGTGCTATCTTGAGTTACCTTTAAAATAAATGCTGAAGCTCTACCAGATGCAGCAGGGTTACTAAATGTGTAAGTTACATTTTCAGTTAGTGTATGTGTAAATACGTTACCATCACGTAGATTAATTGTAGCTGCATTTGAACTAGAAGTAACTGCTGTGCTTTCTTCTATTGTACCATTGTCAAAACTTACAACACCATTAGCATCTGCTGTTACAGTTTTACTTGCTTCAGTTAAACCCAAAGTTGTAACATCGTTATAATTTAACTCAGTAGTTGTTGCCGTTACACCGTCAAGTAAATTTAATTCAGAAGCTGTGGCAGTTACACTAAGGTCACTTAAACTTGAAACTGTAGCTCTTACATCAATCTCTCCACCCATACCACTATGACTAGAACAGTAGTAGTATAAAGTATCGGGAGCATCTTGTTCTAGTTTAACTTCTGTATAAGCTCCTGCAGAACCTGGAGTACCTACTGCAGTTACACCTGTGGTAAATGCACTACCACCACCATGAGTACCATCTGAAGTTGTACTTAATAGTAGTGGATGTCCTGAGTTAGAACTATCTGACTGATCAAACCTGTATGTTACTGAAGGTGTAAGTAAAGCTAATTGTTGAAGACTACCATCAAGATAATATTTATTACCTGATCCAGGATTAGCTACAGTAACTGCAATTGTTGCGTAAGGTTGTTTAGCATTTAACTGAGTTTGTACGTTTGATGTTACACCATCAACATAATTTAATTCAGCAGTTGTCGCTGTTACACCGTCAAGTAAATTTAGTTCTGTATTAGTTGCTGTAACACCATCAAGTTTACTTATAGCAATAGCTGCACTTGCGTTAATGTCAGCATTAACAATAGAACCGTCTGTGATACTATCGCTACCAACATTTACTGGTGCAGGTTGATTTCCTATATACGCCATCTATTATCTCCCTTACGTCTGCTCTAATACAGACACAATAACATCTGCACTTGAAGCTGTATTACTTGTAACTTTAATTATGTCTGTAGTTTCTAATACTACTTTTTGATCACCACCTATCGGAACTAATGCCCCTCCTACTGGAATAGTAGCTGCTTTTACTATGTGTACACTAGCAGAAGCAGAGGTGTCTGTTACAACTACATCTACTGTAATAGCAGATGAATGTATATTTGATACAGTCAAACCTATGACTGTCGATGTAGTAGACGCAGGTACAGTATAAACACTTGTCTGAGATGTGCCTATTGCTGAACTAACTGCGTTTTTAAAAGTGTTAGCCATGTTTTAATCCTTATCCTAACGCAATAGCAAAAGCAATGGGATCGTCTATTGGGGCAAAACGAGCATCACTTTCTGTTTTTGTATAATGGGTTGACAATGAGAAAGTACCGTAGGCTACAATGTCTACAATATCTCCTGCTGTAGCACCCGATGCCAGTACAACTGCTGTACCTGACGTAGCAGTAAAATCTGTACCTGCTAATAGTTTTACACCGTTTAAGTAAACATCTACAAATCCTGCATCATAAGTTATGCTAAAGGTAGTCTGCCCACTTGTGGCTGTATAAGTTTGTCTTGATGAAGTTCCATTTACGGATGAACCTGCGGCTTGAAATCCACTAGAACCGTAGACCTGCATAGAGTTACTAGTAGTGTTAAAATAAAGAGTTCCTACCTGAAGGGCATCACCGTCATTGTCTGTAGTAGGTGCAGATGATTTAGCACCAAGGTATCTATCATCAAACGAATCAAAACTGGCTGCTGCAGATGTTGCACTAGAAGCTGCTGCTGTTGCACTATTTGCTGAGTTAGTTGCACTTGTTGCTGCTGCTGTAGCACTTGTAGCGGCTGCTGTAGCTGAAGTAGAAGCTGCAGTTGCACTTCCCAGAATACTATCAACATATGTTTTGGTTGTCAAGTCCGAATTTGCACTTGGTGTATAACTTGCGGTAATTTTGTTACTACCTGCATCTACTGCACCTGTTAGAGTACCACCTGCTAGTGGTAAGAATGTATCTGTTGTATACTTTTTAGTTGCTGCATCTTGGTTAGCTGTAGGATCACCTAAACCTGTAATCTTGTTTGTACCCATAGCTATAGCACCAGACATAGTGCCACCTGCAAGTGGTAGCTTAGTAGCTATACTAGTTGTAATCGTTGTACTAAAGTTTGCATCGTCACCTAATGCTGCAGCTAATTCATTTAGTGTATTTAATGCAGAAGGTGCAGAGTCAACAAGAGCAGCTACTTCTGTGTCAACATAATTTTTCGTGGCAGCATCTTGTGCATTACTGGGATCAGTAACGTTAGCAATTGTTGTACCTGTAACGTCTAGTGTACCATTGACTGTTACGTTGTTAAATGTAGATGTGCCAGAAGCTGCAGTTACATTACCTGTCACGTCACCTGTAATATTACCAGTAATGTTACCAGTTATATTACCTGTGATATTACCTGAAAGATCACCTACAAATCCTGTACTTGCTGTAATAGTTGTACCTGTTATAGCAGCAGCACTTGATGCACCGATAATAGTACCGTCAATATTACCACCATTGACATCAACAGTTGCCAATGTAGCTTGTCCAGATGTCGTAACAGTTGTAAAGCTACCTGCAGCAGCACTAGAAGCACCAATAACCGTACCATCAATATTACCACCGTTTATATCTGCAGTTGTTACTGTAGTTGTACCAGAGGCTGTTACATCTGTAAATGTACCTGCTGCTGCTGTGGAAGCACCAATAACTGTGCCGTCTATGTTACCACCGTTAATGTCTGCTGTGGTTACTGTTGTAGTTCCTGTAGCAGTAAGATCAGTAAATGTACCTGCACCTGCAGAAGCTGCACCAATGGTTACACCATCTACTGCACCACCATTAATATCTACATTAGAAAGTGTAGCAACACCAGTTATAGTAACAGAGTCAATATATCCCACACCGTCAACATACAAGTCTTTAAACTTTAATGCAGATGTACCAATGTCAACGTCATCATCAGTTACAGGAACAATAGCACCGTCTTGAATACGTACTTGTTCTACTGCAGCCCCACCTACTTCACTAAAAAATCCTATTCTATTGTTAGATGTATCTATTACAACTTTATTTAATGCATCAGTATCAGCTATCAGAGGTACATATGCACCTTCAGTAGAACTACCATCGTGCTTGTGTCCACCTGAGAAAGCAAACGCATCTCGTATTGCGTTATACTCTGCGTTTACTGGTGCAGCCTTAATAACCGCATTAGCGATAATGTCAGCTACGGATTGTCTTGAATAACCTGCCATGTTATAACCTGTCTCCTACTCCAAATGTCACCACTAGACCTTGTATACTGTGTGATGCACTGGAATCATTAGTAACGAATTTTAAAGATGCTGATTTACCTGATCCTTCAATATTAGTTCTTTGAACTGGTGATGGATTACCATCAAATATTGCAGTGCTGTCGTATATTGCCTCATTATAGTATGCTGCTGCGCCCTCTGTTGTTAGATTAAAGTTTGTTGGGTTGAGCGTATCTACATCTTCATAATCATAAACAGCCGACATAACAATTGTATTATCACCTTCAGAACGTAAGTAAGTAGCTACTGTATAAAATACTTTACGTTGCTCTGGGTCTTGCATATGAAAGAACGGTGTTTGAAATATACTAAAGATGTCTGTGCCATCAAAGTCATTACCTTGTTCTTGTCTATGTACTTTACCTGTACTATCCCCATGTATTACAAACTCATTCTGTCCTATGTAACCGCTGTCTGCACAAGTAGCTGTAATACCTAGTAACTGCCCATATTCAAACTGCAACCCATTTGGTGTTTGTCTAAATCCACCTATAACACCCTGTGAGTCTGCAGCACCAAAGAAGTATCTAAACTGTGTCTTTTGTCTAATTACTACAGCATTGAGTGTATCAAGATCAATGTCAAAAACAATGTCTGTAAAGATAGACTGAATATCTTTTGACACAGTTTCTAGGTTTACGTCACCAATCTTATCTGTACCTGAAACTGGACGTAGACCATCTTGGGATAAGAATAGTAAGTCACCACCGATTTCTATAACGCTGTCTGTAGCTAGGCATCCTAAGTCATCAGTAACTGTTTCTAAAACAAAGTTAGCTATGTTATTTCCAACAAGTTTACGGATGTTGTTACTGCCAAAAATGTATAACGCATCTCTAAAAGGTTTTATTGCTACAACAGGAAAACCTACATTTATAACACCTGATCCGTTTGCTGCACTAAAGTCTGTTTCTGCGTAAGGAGCACTAAAATATAAGTTTGTATCTTCTGCAGGATCACCTGCTAAAAACATATGGTTTTGAAATACGGCAGAATACTTAGGGTCTGTTGGAGCATTAGCATGTGTAATCTGGGTATATGTTGTACCGTCATAAGTAGCTGCAGGATTTATACCGTCTGTTAATATTACCTTTGGACTACCAAAATTAAATCTTGTAAATCTAACTTTAGATACACCTGTCATTGTAGGTGAGCCAGAAGTAGTCACAGCAACCCAAGCTGAAGTAGAAGTATTCCAATAGTGTAAATAGTTATTACCTGACGCAGGTTTTCTACAAGCTAATATACCGTCATTAATACCGTTAGCTACACAAACACCTAAAACAGATGTGTTAGCTTGCCCTGTTACTGTACCATAGTCGTTACTAAAACCATTTATTTTTCTGTAACCACCAGTAACAGCAGGTTCATAGTTAATAAGAGCAATAGCTGATCCAGGTTGTGTTTCACCTTGAGATAGCACATCCCTGCTAGTGTTAAGTCCACCTTGACAGAAGACTTTAAAGGAAGCTAGATTTTCGGCCATTATACAATACTGCTGATAGTGTTACTAAACGATTTGTTTCTTTGTATTACTGTAGATCTAATATCAAGTGGGTCATCCATAAGTATTCGTCTCATTGATCGTATACCTTCTTGAAAGTTTTGTTGATGTATTGCAGCACTTTGATCATTAGATCTAAATCTCATCATGTACATCATAGCACCATCAATAACTACATGATTAAATCTATCTGGAATAACAGATATATCATTAAACAAAGCTAAATCAGATGGAAATGACCAGTATACATATTCTATTTCATAACTATTATTTGGTACAGGAGTTACACCAAACTTTGCTTCTAGTGTTTGATAAACTCTTTCAGGTGCAGATATACCAGAACCAGAATCTCCTTGATCATCTAACCCACGAAATCTCTGCGTGTATTCTTCAAAAGATATTGTAGGAAGAAAACTAGGTGTATTGTTTGCAGATCCTAATTCTTTTAAATAGAAAGTGTCCCAGTCTACAGTTGCAAAATCAGCAGGAAAAGAATATAATCTTGTTCCTGCTGTTAATGTTTGTGTGTAGGTTGTTTTAAGAAAAGACCACTCTTGTCCTGTTTGTATTATATTTCTAATGGAGTTATTAATAGCATCTTTAGCAAGTGCCTGAACGTTACGGACTGTGTCAAATCCATCACCTGCGGTATCTAGTGTAACTTCATTTAAACGTCTTAGAAGTTGATTTACCAGTGTTATGTAAGTTGCCATGAAAAAATCCCTTAGATAAGGTTAAAGGGGCAAGTTGCCCTGCCCCTTAAAGTATTTATATTTGGTCACGAGATACTTCAGTTGCTCGTACTCGACCTGAGATACCTGTGTCTACACAACCTGCGACAACACGAATGCGTCCAGATGTAACGTCTGCAGAAGCAGCAATCAACTTAACGTCAATTGTGTCTGTAGTTGTTACGTGCTGTGTAAATGCAAGAGTACCTGCAGTAGTCATAGCAGTACCGTTAGTACCTTGTGCCAACCAACCAGTAGATGAGATGTCACCACCATCAATAATGTCATCGCCTTCAGCAAAGTCAATATCAACAGTTGGAGTTGTACCATCAGCAGCAGCTTCAACGTAAGCACCTGCGAATAACACCATAGTGTCAGCAGGAATCTCTAGTAGTTGAAAAATGTCACCATTAGCAGCAGTCCAACCTGCGGCAGTCATCTTATCAAAGTCAAGTACAGCCTCACGCATGTACATGCCGTTTGATTGAAATCGTGATCGTGCTTCAGCAATACTGTCGGAATTTACGCCAGTAGTTGCTTTTGCTGTCATATCATAAGTAGCCATAAGTCAATCCTCCCTTAAGCTGCGTTATATTTAGCAGTGACGATTGCTTCTGGACGTAGAATCTTGCGACCATATAGGTGCATTCCTCT